TCCAGGTAGTAACGTAATAAGATCATGGTTAAAAGTGAGGCTCTTTAGTAAACGTCATTATAAAAGGAATCTCCAATTCTTTTGGTCCCTACTCCAAGGAGTTAAAAGGGCCTGTGAATTTGCAGGAGAAACCTTTATCACATCAACCATGGAGAAACATAAAAGTACTCTCATGAAAGTTGATGATACATGCTTATTAAAATCAGCAGATAGTACTGATTTTATTGATGGTCAACTTAATGAATATCTCACGGAGAATGTAAAATTCTTCAGAGATTTCGACCCAACTCTTGACAAAGAGTATGAAATAAGCAATTCAGCATGTTGGGAACGCCGCCGTTCAGACGGGGGTTCCCGAGGAGAGATCCTCGATGCTGCGAATGACGTGTACTCTGGACTTTACCGGACTGCCCTCCTTTCAGTAGGAGGAGTTCTCCATGCTATGGTAGAAACTTCACCGGGTTGTGTAAGAGAATTGCGGGGTGTTAGAACCCCTGCATGGCAAGATCTCAATAGTGAGCTTGCTGACAAGCCTAAGGCTATGGTCGCTGCAATTCTGGAACCATTGAAGGTTCGTCTTATCACAAAAGGTCCAGCAAGGGATTATTTCCTTTCAAAATCCCTTCAGAAAGAGCTGTTCAAGTATCTCCGACGTTTTGAGCAATTTGAGCTCATTGGAGATCCTTTAAGAGAGGACCATCTCTACCGTATGGTAGAGAGGGAAAGTTACCTCAGAAACCTCGGTTTTGAATTTACCGATTTCGTTTCTGGAGATTATTCTGCTGCAACTGACAATTTAAAGATCTCTTATACGAAACTAGGGCTTGAATCGGCCCTTAATAAGTTTTCGTCTTCACTAAAAAGGGCATATAGAAACACCCTTTATGAACATGAGATCCACTATCCAAGGGACTATCAAATAGATCCTTTTAATCAAGGAAGTGGTCAGTTAATGGGCTCTCCTTTGAGTTTCCCATTTTTATGCATCAATAATCTAATTGCTTATAAACTCTCCGTGGAAGACTATTTAGGTACTTCCGTTCCATTCTCATGCCTCCCCTGTTTGGTGAACGGGGATGATATCCTTTTTAGGACAAATAAGGCACACTACGAGTTATGGAAGAAGAGAGTTGCATCTATTGGATTTGATCTTTCGATTGGAAAGAACTATATCCATCCTAGGGTCCTTACGATCAATTCCACCTGTTTCCACTATGTGGATAGGTTTGAGAAAATCGGCTTCTGTAATTACGGTCTCCTTTCAGGAACTTCCAAATTGGGAGGTTCGAGGGGAGAGGTCCGCGAGAAGGCAGTTGACCTACTAGATGCGTACACGAGAAGTGTTGGAGGAGCCCGTGATAAGGCTCTCGCTTTCTCGAAGTTTCTCACTAGGAACAAGAGTGACATAATGAAAGTGACTTGTAGAGGTAGATATAACCTCTTCTTACCACGCCTTATGGGTGGTTTCGAGTTCCCCCTCTATGAGGGAATCGATTGTCACGTCACACGTTTCCAGAAGTGTCTTGCGAAACTTATTAAGCAAACCGGTAACTATAATATTGTGGGATTTACTAATGATATCCCGTCAAACGCAGTTTCTATCAGAGAAA